GAAGTCAAAAACTAATGCCGTATTTTATTTATACTAAACTAAAAGATACCATTCCAGAAGCTTCGTCTCCTAATTTAATAGATAGAGAGTTTACTTTTAGGATTGTAGATGTATATAATGCGTTTTATAATATAACATACTCTAATTCTAATATAGATAACATTAAATATGGATTATATATAGAAAACGAAATGTTAGCATTTGGAGGTGCCAAAAAGGTAGACGAGGATAGCGATGGGAATGCTATTTATGAGATAAAAGGTTTGATAAGAGGGTTACAAGAAACAGACCCTGTTAAACACAACAGTGATAATGATATTACAGTATGGATACTTCCTTATGAACTAAGAAAACTACGTTTATTTGGAGTAGAAGTGAATAAGACTAAATACTCTTTTGCTTATTGTAATCCATTAGAAGTAGGAGAGTATTTAGAGAGTGAGGATGAATATGAATATCAAGGACTGGCTGAAACCCCTTACCCACCGCAGGTTCATACAGCCCAGGAAGACAGTGATGGAGGCTACATAGTAAGATGGTCTCCTCGTGTTAGGTTACACGGAGCTAATTACAGAAGTCCTGATAATATAGAGGGAGGACAAGATGAGGGTATGTTTGAGGGGTATTTTCTAATTACATCTGATAATAATGATGATATAGTAGTAGATGGAACATACGGGAAAATAGAATATACTCTACATATAGACGTAAAAGACAACTACCAAATACAGACAGTAATAGGTAGTAGAAAAAGTAACAAAGTAAAACTAGAAATAGGAATATAAAATAAAAGGAACTAAAAATGAGTTTTGATAGACAATTAGTTAATTCAATAAAAGAATTTGAGGGATTTGATGGTATGCCTTACGAAGATAGTAAAGGGTTACCTACAATAGGATATGGAACTCTGCTGCCTATAACGAAAGAAGAGGCAGAGTTATTACTTAACCATAGACTAAATATAGTAAAAGAAGAGTTACTTTATGCTAAACCTATTGTATCTAGTCTAACAGATAATAGACAAAGAGTACTTTTCAATATGGGGTATCAATTAGGAGTACCTAAATTGTTAAAATTTAAGAAAATGTGGAGAGCAATAGCTAAACAAGATTATGATGAGGCTAGTAAAGAAATGTTAGACAGTAAATGGGCAAAAAAAGATAGCCCCAATAGAGCTAATAAGTTAGCAGAGATTATGAAGAGGGGGTAAAACCCTCTATATCTTTTATTGACACCCTACACATTCCATACTTCTATCCATTACTTCATCTTGTGCTGCCTCGGGCGATTTGCTTCTTAGATAATAAAAAGATTTAACTCCTAATGACCAACCGAGTGTATAAATATCGTGTAAATCTTTCCCCGTAGTTTTATTAGGGTCTATAAATATATTAAGACTTTGACTTTGGTCTATCCATTTTTGTCTAATCGCAGCTGCTACCACTAATTTTGTTTGGTCTATTTCATACGCAGGTGTATAATACATATAATTATTAGGGTTTAGATTAGGTGCTGTAACAGGTATTAACCCACTTAAATTCTCCTCAAACCATTTTCTCTTATATACTGGTTCAATACCTTGTGTCGTTCCTGTAAGAATAGAGATACTTGAAGTAGGTGCTATTGCCATTAAATATCCGTTTCTCATACCACCTTGAATATAAGCTTTAAGCTCATCCCAGTTATAAATTAGTTCTCTACCATTTGTATATTTAACTGTATTAGCCCATTTATCTTTATTATAATCAAAAGGAACTAGACCTTTACTCCAATTACTTCCATTAAATTCCGGGTAACTACCTTTTTCTTTTGCTAAATCCGCACTTGCTTTTATTGTGTTGAAACTAATTATTTCATAAATCTCATCAATTTTCTCAAAATGCTCTTTACTCCCCCAATGTATTTGATTTTCAGCTAAGTATTGTGCTTCTCCCATTGCTCCAAGTCCAATAGCCCTACTTTTTAAATTTGTTAACTGAGTTGATGGAATAGGGTAAAAGTTCAAATCAATTACATTGTCTAACATTCTTATAGCAATAGGTACTACTCTTTCTAAATCCGATTGTGAATTTACTTTGCTTAAATTGATACTTGCTAAGTTACAAACTGCTGTTCTTCCCTCATCTACTTTAACTTTGTCTATTCTAACAACTTTATTTCCTGATAAACTATCTAATTGAGTTAATTTATTAGCATATTTTTTAGTCCCTTTGTCAGTAGTAACAAGTTCATTTTCTTTGTATATAATCTCGCTACCGTCTATAAATGTAACTTTAACTCCATAAGCTGCTGGTTCTGTTACTTGTGCTATTTCTAAACATAAATTACTGCTCCTAATAGTTCCGATATGTGGATTAGGGTTAGCATTGTTAAATGTGTCCTTAAAACATAAAAAAGGATTACCAGTTTCTGTATATTCAACTAATGCTCTTTTCCATAAATCTTTCGCTTTTATAGTTACTTTTCTTTTTGTTGTATCTGCCTCATATTTTTCGTATAAATCTTTAAATTCATCTTTTTTCGCTGTAACTAAGTCAGGAACCTCATAAGGGTCAAATAATGTCCAATCTGAACCATTAAGTACTCTTTCCATAAATAAATCATTTAACCATAAAGCGGGGAATAAATCGTGTGTTCTTCTTCTTTCTTCTCCACTATTTTTCTTTAAATCAATGAAATCAAGTATATCTAAATGCCAAGCCTGTGTATATACCGCTATACTTCCCTTTCTTACTCCTAGCTGGTCAACAGCAATAGCTATATCATTAGTTATTTTTAGGAATGGAATAACACCACCAGCCACTTTTTTAAATCCGTCTATTTCTCCTCCTATTGCTCTTACAGAAGACCAATCCCATCCAATTCCTCCGCCGAATTTACTCAATAGTGAGTAATCTTTATAAGTATCAAAAATACTTTCTATATTATCTCCAACTACTCCAAGGTAACAAGATGATAATTGATGTCTAGGGGTTCTTGCGTTACTTAATGTAGGAGTTGCTACCATAACCTCAAATTTAGATAGTACATCATAAAATCTTTTCGCCCACATCATTTTATTTTCTTCATTTTGTGCTAAAAACATAGCAATACTCATAAACATCTGTTGAGGTGTTTCTATGGCTACACCATTATCATCTTTTAATAAATATCTATCATAAAGAGTTTTCACACCTAAATAGTTAAATTGATAATCTCTAATAGGTTCTATATAATCCGCTAACTCATCTAAATCATAATCTTTCCAAAAGTCTGGATGATACTTACCTTTTTCTACTGCTCTCTTGATATAATCCTGAAAAGAAGTGAAACCAACTTTATGATAAATATCAAATAAAAATAATCTTGCTGCTACATACGTCCATTGAGGTGTATCTATATCTATTTTATCTACGGCAGTTTTAATAAGAGTTTGTTGTATTTCTTCTGTTGTGATACCATCTCTAAACTGAATTTTAGCGTCTACTTCCAGCTCATCACTGCTTACCTCTAATCCGTCTGTCGCAGGGTGGGTTTGTTTTCTGATTTTTGAAATATCCAAAATTTCTCTTTCTCCATTTCTTTTAGTTACATACATTTTCTTCTCCTTGTTTTTTGATTTCATCTTGTAATTTATTTATATTTTTAATTATGTCTTTTAATGTTACTCTTGCTAAACTTTTAGATATAGGTAATGCTAAATGATAATTTATAACATCCATTATAATAGAAGTTTCTAGTTTTCCTAGATTATTTTTGTTAATGTAATCATTAGCAAAATTAAGTAATTTTACCTGTTCTTTTTCATCTATCTTAAAATGTAATTTTGGTTGATTAAGCTCTTTTAAACGATTAGCGTACCATTCAGCTTTTTTAACATCCTCTAATCCATTTTTATCTTTCCATCTACTTATATACTTAACTATATTTCCCTCGTGGAAGTTTAGACCAAACTTTTCAATCAAAGTTATGGGCTGTATAGCTTTGTTCTCATAGTGAGACCCACCTATTTGTTGGCTCGGTTTGTTCATATTTAATCCTTTTTATTATTGTAGGTTTAGAATTATACTCCAACAACCCTTAAAACTTTCTTAAAAAATGATATAATTACATTTAATTACATTGTAAAGGGTAAAAATGGCAGTATTAAGTAACGGTTTGGAAACGATAGAATTAGGAGCAACCGCGTGGAGAGTTATACACAATCAAAATATAGACAAACTCTATACAAAAGATGAAGTTGATGATAAACTAGATGATAAAGCAAACCTAAACGGAAAC